CGTTTTGGATTACGTACATTAGAAGTTGAAGCTACTCTAGCCATTATGTTGGGTAATTTATATTATTAAGTTGTACTGGTTCTGGATATTTAGACCTTAAATTACTTCTTGCTTGTTGTATTAACAGTTGTTGATACCTTAATAAACTACTACTAATTGTATTAGAAGAACCTACTGGATAGTTTGATGCAGCTATTTGTTCTGTTATATACTTTGCATCTACTTGTTTAATATCTTTACCTACTAACATTTGTGCAGCAACACCCGCCATAATTATTGGCTCGTATTCTGTTTCTAATCCACATGAAATTAATGTAGAAGTTTCAGCTGTTGGAGGTACAAACTTCTTTTTAAATGTAACGAAAACTGTATGTCCTGCTGATATGTTTACAAACTGTATAGCATGTACTGCGTTAGGTCCTGTTGTATAAGTCTTTGTTCTTTCTGTAGATGTATCATCTGTCCATACAAATGGATTTGGTAAATCAATCATTTCTACTGCTACACCATTATACTTTAAACCTGTTTGGTCTGAACCTGATTGCCAATCTGTGTATTGTGATATAGCTTTAATAGGTGTAACTAAATAATTATAAGTATCTACATTAGAACCATAAGTTCCTAACAATTTATATCCTGTACTAGCTACCATTTCTACAGTTTCCACAGCAAATAGTGTAGGATATAGATTCTTAATTTGGTCTACGATTGAGTCATAAACATTTTTACGAGGAAATGCAGGAGATATTTTAATTAAATCACCAGCAATATGAGCAGCTTTAGTAGTACCTCTAGCTCCTCTAGTAACTGTTATCTCATTAGATACAGTATTTAAAGCAGTTGAAAACATAAGTTCTTGTCCAATTTCTATAATTGCACCAGCACCTAATGCATCTTCTTCTTCTACAGAAAATAAATCATTAGCATAAGCAAGTGTTGTTGCTGAATTATCAATACCACCAGTTAGATATGAATAAGATTCAACACTATCCATTGGTTCTAGGTACTCTCTAAATACCCTGTCTACTAGGTTGCCTATTGTGTCACTCACAATGACTCCTAACTTTGTTTAAATATTAAATTTATTTTTCTATCAGAAGCTTCATTACCATCAGATGTTACTCTTAAGAAACCTATTGAAGCAAAAGCCCAACCACTAGGGTCAACTCTTACTACATTTCCTGCTGAAACTGAATATGTAACTTCAGTACCATTTGTTTCTACTACGTCTACCCAAGTTCCTCCATCATAAGAGAAATCAAATGTAACATTCGAACCAGTCATTGCTGCAGGAAATTCTATTCCTGATAGCAATAGACCATCACATTGTGCAGCTGTAGAGTTACTGTTGTCTGCTGAAACGTCTATTAAAACTTGTTTTTGTAATTGCATATTGTCCTTACTATAGCAGAAGAAAAGGGCAGGAGGTGGATTCCCACCCTAATCTTCAAATATATTTCTCTAAGCTACGTCAGAGAACATTAAATGGTATGAAGGAGGACCGAAGTCGTATCCCATTTCCATATAAACTGCTTTTGCAACCATTGCATTAGCGTCTTGGTCAATGTCTCTTACAAACACTGTTCCATATCCTGGGATATTTGTGAACACTGGTTGTATAAACGCAAAGTCCAAAATAAATGCCTTGTTAGCAGGTAGGATATTAGGGTCAATAACCATCATACCAATCTGTCCGAATGGTGTAACGATTACATCAATGTCAATACCAGCAAGATTTCTATCTCTTGGAAGTATTGCTCCTGTAATACCAACTGTTCCAGCTAATAATTCTTTATTAAGGTCGAGTAATTGCTTAGGGCTTAAGCAGAGAACTGGTTGTTGCATTGGTGCGTGAGCATCATACAATCTTTTCAGTGCGTCTGCAATAGAGTCCCAAGATAGAACTTTGTCAGTACCAGAACCATCGCCACTTGAGTCACAATAGTGTACGTTACCGCCTACATATGTAGGAGCAACTGTATTGTTAGCATTAGCGTTTAGCGCACAGTACTCTGCAAGTCCACGCATTTCTCTTGTACCTGCTCCAGGTGTTGCGTTAGCTCCATCTGCGAATGTACCATTGAATGCGAACCACTCTACTTCTCTAGCTACTTTTTCAAGAGCCAAAGACATTTGTTCTGCGAACTCATCAACGATTGGGTTAGAACCAGCTAAACCGAGTTTGTCAGCAGCTGTTACTGTTCCATCACCATCGGATGAATTTGCGATGTTAGCACTTAAATCAAAAGGATTTTGGTGCTGATATGTTGCCATAGCTGTGTAAGTCATCTTGACACCTTTATGGAATATCTGTGTCACACCTGTAAACGCAACTCTATCTCTTCCGAGATATTCTGTTGGTGTATTACCTTCTTGAGCCTTTGTAGGTTCAGAAGATACTGAGTGTGAGTCAGCAGCTTGGATTTGCCAGAAGGTAGATTGTAAAACCTTACCTCCGTTTAATCCACCTGTTGCAGATAAAAAAGGAGTTCTTTGACCACCTACACGAAATAGCTCCCCAGAAAAGTTATTAATCTTCTGAGAGTAAATTGCATTATTTGTCAGGGTTATGCCTGCCATAATAAACCTCCGTATATTGTCGTATTAAACTATTACTTTTTTTGTTGTTCTTGGTCCATGTAGTTTAATTTAGCTCTTAGTGAATCCTTTACGGATGCACCTTTTAGAGCAGCAACTAATTCTTCATTAGACCCTAAAGGTATTTCTGAAGTTGAATTTGCATCAAGTGCAGCTACTCGTGACCTTGCATCGTCTTGAACTTGTGGTTCAGGTGAAGACTGTGGTGTTGTCTCAACTGTTCCATTTGCTTCGAAACCATACTCGTCCTTTGCAAACTGTGAGATAGCATCTGTCGTAACAGGTCCATCATACACTTGCTTTAACGCTTTACCGAAACCTTTGTCCGTTGATAATCCTAATTTACCGAAGACATTATCTATTTCCTTATCTTTATAAGACTCTAGTTCTGCCTCAAGTTTTTTGATAGCATCATCTTTTCTACCAATAGTTTCTCTCATTTGTTTTACACCATGTTCTTGCGGTGCATCAAATTCTTCCATACTGTACCTCCACTATGTGTTAACCTGTCAGACAAGACCATAGGCATCTTGTCGGGGTGCTACCTTACCACTTGACCTGTATCTCTGGTAGCTATAAGCTACAAGTCCATTACTCTACGGTTTTAATACGAGCTTTCAACGTAGGCTTCGAAAGCTGTTTGCAGGTCTATTTGAGCGGACCACGCAACGCTTAATAAATATTATAACAGGTTATTCTATAAGTCCAGTAACTTTGCCATCTTTTTTAGCAGCGCCTAATTGTATACCTTGTTTAGATGTGAGTTCTGCTTGTATTCTGTTAAGTCTTTGTGAAGCAGCTATGTCGCCTATAGCAGCATCTTCTAATGTTTTAAGTTCTAATTCTCTACCTATAGAACCTGCTTGTGATTGCATTAATCCTGCTGTTCCATAGATTCCTTTAGCTTGTTCTGTAGTTAAACCTAAGTTTCTAAGTTCTTGGAATCTACCAAAAGTACTTGTAAATCCTCTAGATGTAGCTTGTGCTTGTAGTTGTAACGTCTGTATATCTCCAGCTAATACCTTATCTTGTATCTTAGGATTAATTAAAGCAGCAAATACAGTTCCACTATTCATAGGCATATTGTATCTTTCTCTAAATAGTTTCTCTACTTCAGGTATCTGGTCTTTAACTCCAGCATATACCATGTCTATTCTTGTTTGAAATTCTTCTGCAGATACAGGGTCAGCAGTACCGTAACCTGTAGCCATATCAGTAAATTCATCTTCAAAATCTGTAAAATCATTGACACCTACTTCAGAGAGTGTTTGTTTATATGAAGCTTTAACACCCATAAAAGATAGTTCATCCATAATTAAAGTGCCATCTTCGCGCATTAACTTACCGAAATTATCTTTCCAAGGTTTAGTTTGTCTAGTAGCTTTAATAGCTATATCAGCGTCTCCACTCTTTACCCATTGTTTAGCAAACTCGTCTATGACAGCATCAGGTAAAAAGTTATATAATGTAGAAGCTAAGCTTGAACCAGCACTATAAGTTCTACCATCATTAGCAGGTTCAGAACTTGTTGTACCAGCTAAAGCAGTACCTTGTACACCAGAATCTGTATCATATCCTCTAGCTCTATACCATGCTAAATCTCTAACTTGACCAGTTTCAGGGTCTATTGAATTATCTACTGTATAAGAACCAGCTAAATCTCTTCTATAAACTTCTACCATTATCCTACAAAACTCCTACTTGTAACTATACCTTCTCCGAATGTATCAGACATTGCAGATACTAAATCATTTTTAACTTTCTGATTACCAGTGTTTAATCCATAACTACGTAACTCTTCTAGTTCTTTAGTTACGTCATTCATTCTTACGAGTTTATCTAATAGTGCATCATCAGGTTTTAAATCTTGTCCTAGTACACCTTTAGCCATTTGTTGTTTAGAAGATACAATAGTTGACCATGCAATGTTTTCATCATACATGTCATAGAACTGATACCTTTCTTTTTTAAGTTCATTAATAAAAGCTTCTTTTGCTGAAGCATTGTTACGTATATCTCCAGCTTTTTTACGTATATCTTCTGCACTTAAATGTAAATGTGCAGGTAAATACTTGTCCATAAGTTCTTGTACTTCTTGTTCGCCAACTTTAGTTGTCTCTACTGTGATACCCTCTAGCGCGTTAATAACACCGTTATCCATGATGATGTTAGCGTAAGGGTCAAAGATACCATTAAGTTGTGTAAGAGCTTCTTGTTGACTAAACCAACCTTTATTTGTCATAGTCGCTAAGTAATCTACTACTGTATCAGGTAATTCAGAACCGTATTGGCTTTCAGCTGTTCTACTAAATAAATTGTAATAAGTATTGTAATTCTTTTCGAACTGCTCAGGGTCTGTAAACTCCATTCTTTCTGAATCAATTTGATTTTGTGTTACACCTAACTCTTTAAGAATAGCTCCATAAGCATCTGTTTCCAGTATGTTAGCTGTAGCTGTTTTCATATCTCCACCTGTAGCTATTAGTTCTGAAGTTAATAAACCAATATACTTATCGTTATTAAGTAATTTAGATGTAATACGCTTTCTATTTCGTTTAACTGATTGTGCAAAGTTTGTTGCAATGTCTACTGCATTAGCACCTTCAGGTAAATCTACAGCAGAAACAGGTACACTAATTAAAACATCACTACCTAAGAATCCACTATTAAAACTGTCCTGTGAAATGTCTGCTCTAATTCCTGCATCTGCTCTAGCTTTAGCTTCAACATCATCTGAATGGTCTCCCTTATCTCTGTTAGGAGAGTTAGATATATCGCTTAATAAATAATCGTCTGGTAAATCTAATACGTATGTATAGCTACCCATGTCTATTGCAAGTTTATAACCCTCGCCAGTAACATAGATAATCTCTTGACCTTCGTAATCTCCTTCAAAATTACTGTAATCAAATCCAGTTGTCATTCCACCTATAGTATCTATTGTAGGTTCGTCCATTATTCTCCTTTAAATGCCCCTAAGACAGATGACATTCCTGTCTTTAGATAATCTTTACTTGTATCATAAGCTTCTGATACTGGTTCCATGATAGTATCAACACCTTGACGTACAATAGGAACTTCTAATGCTTTATCTTCTGCATACATAACAGGAGACATTTCTGAAAAACGTGCAGCACCTTCTAAACCATCCATTAAAATTTCAAATTCTAAACCTTCTGTGTATTCTGAAGAATCTTTTATTAATCCTAAAGCTTCTCCAAAAATTGCAGAGTTTGCTAATTGAATTTTAGCAGCTGATTGTTCACCTTGTTGATACATATTCAAAACAATGTTAGCTATTTCGTATCTAAGTAATGGAGCTGCAAACTTTCCTAAACCTGCAACTGTCAAACCTTTGACTATAACAGATTCCATAGGGTCTAAAACACCATTAGCAAAAGAAGAAAAAAACTTTTTAACAGTATCAGGAGGTAAATTATATTTTTTTCCTATAGTATCTAACTCTTCAAATCCAGGGTCTGCAAAATATGCAGCTCCAGGTCCTGCTTTTCTATTAGATAATCCTTTAATTTTTTGATTGTTTTCATCCCAATAATATATAGTATTGTCATCTATAGGATTATTTTCAAAAACATTTAAACTATAGATTCTTTTTATTTGTTCACCAGTCATTTCACGCCAACCTTTACTACCAGGAGTTGGTGTTTTTACCACACGGTTATCTATTTCTCTACCACTTGTTGTAGTAGATTTACCAGAACGTAAATCTCTGTCTTCTTTTCCAGTTTCTGTTATATATGCGGGTATTGAATCTTCAGCCATTATCCTCCAAACATGTAAGTTATCATATCGTTCTGCATAGTTCTTACTTTACGACCTTGTTCTACAGCACTAATTTGTTTACCAAACTCGTCTTCAACTTGTTGCGCCATAATTTCTTCAGGTCTATCAGTAGAGAATGCAGATAAATCAATAAACTTATCAGCTCCATAATCTTTAGCCAACTGTTCTCTTTGACTATCCATCTCTAAATATTCTGGTTGACTTACCATAAAGTTATAATCTTCGTATTGTTTTGCTTTAGCTCTAGCTTGTCCAAAAGCAATAGAGTAACTATCAGCAAATTTAGTTGACCATTCGTCTAACTCTTCTTCTGTAGCACCTCTACCTAGTTTACTTTCAAAGTATGAATCAACCATATCTTCTAATGCATTTTGACTAGGTGGTATAAACTCTTTAGCTAATTGCTTAGCAACTTCAGCTTCATCTATATCTTCTGTAATAGATGCTTCTTTAGCCATTTCTTCTAGAGCATACTTAAAAAGATTTCTGTGATAATCAAACCCTTCGTAAGTTATCTGTGAATCAGAAAAGTAAACTGGGTCACTATCCATAATTACATCATATGTTTCTGTACCAGGAACTACATGTCTATTTTTATCTAACCAATTCATTACATATTTTATTGATGCACGTAGTTTTTCTGAGTATTCTCCCTGACTTTCAGCAAAATAATTATCTGGAACTATACCGCTGTTTGTCATAAAGTTTTGAAACTGTTCTATATCTTGGGTTGAAGCGTAACTATCTATTACATCTTGTACTTTAGTTCCACCAAAATGACCAGCAAAAGGCATCATTGCTTGTTGACCATTTATAATTACTGCTTCACCTTTATCGGTGTACTTAGGTCTAAGTATATTTTCACCAGTCATTAAGTTCAAGTAAGCTTGCGCAGCAGGTCCTTCTTCTGGATTATTTGCTATCCAATCAAAAACTGTTTCTTCTTTAGGATTAACTCCCCATAATGTACTGAATTTACTAAAAGAGTCTGATGGAATACCATATGTTTCAAAGTCTTGTAACATTTCTGGGTCAGATATTTTACCTGATACTTCTTGCGGAACTTGTTGTTGAAACTCTACTTTACTTGGTTTATATAAATCTTCTACGTCTGCTTTAATAATTTTAGATTCTTCATTAGTTGCAATATCAGTATTCCACCAAGCAATAAAGTCATCTTCTGCAACTCCTACTGATTCTTTTAAATAGTTTGCAGCACTTTCTCTTGTTTCAGGTGGTCCTAATAAGTTATCTTTAAGAAATGTTTTAAAAGAAGATAACTTTTTCTTAGCAGCAGCATTTTTTTCTTTACCAGATGCTTCCCACTCTAATTCAAATTTTTTCCATAATGCTTTAATTTTATCCATAGTTATCCTTGAGGAAAATAATCCAATACTTCTTGGTCGTCTCTATATAACTTTAACATAACTCCTGTCCATACACCCCAAAACTCAGGATATTGTTTAATAATTCTGTTAGCGTCATTATACACATAAATTCTTAAAGCTTTAGCTCTTGCATCATCTGATGTTAACCACCACTCTTCATTACCTGATGTTGAATAACCAGCTGATAATGTAGATGCATATGTCCATGCGTTCATAATTTCAGCAAAACCTTTACCTGCATCAGTCTGTAATACTGCTGGATTAGTTAACCATTCTGCTTTCATTTCTGCAAATATGTCTTTAGATGTAGGTGGATTAGTAATACCGTATTCTTCGCTTTGAAATCCTGGTAATGCTAGTTTTAATTCATTTCTAAATGCACGTTTAAATATAGTTTTTTGCACAGAAGTTAATGATTCCAACTCATCTATTTTTTTAGAATATGTTTTATATCTAAAGAAACCTAAAGTATCATTAACTGCTCTACGATATTGGTCAGGACTTAAAAGGCTTTTTTCTGCAACTATATCATTCCAATTCTTTTCTTCATAAGGATTGTCTATGTTTAAGTAATAACCACTTATCTTTAAGTTATTAAAGATTTCAGGATTGTTCCTCTGAAAGTTTTGTACTCTAACACTTGTAGATTGTTTACCTGTTTCTGATTTAGACCTAGGGCTTAACATGTAAGGATGTTCTATACCATATGTTTCAAAAAATTCATTGTAAGTAGCTATATCATTGCCAGCATTTTCTTCTCTAATGCGTATGTATTCTTCATATAAAGTAGCTTGACCCCACAAATGACCTTGATTGTCCTCAACAAAAAACTCAGGTTTAAATCCAGTAGGTCCAAAGAATTGATATATAAACTCAAAAGCAAATAAAGTACCTGATTTTTCTTTTGCATACTCCAAATAAAGATTATCTATTTGACCTTCATTAAGATTACCTTTAGCCATGTTAGGATATAACTTATTCATATACTTATCTAACTTACCTGCTTCATAAAGTCTCTTTGATTCACCAGCAGATACACCCCAACGATATATATCAATAGTTTTTTTAGCACGCATTTGTTCTATTTCAGTACTGTTGTCTGTTATGTAATCAAATTTATCAGGGTCCATTAACATAGCTCTACCTTTTTTATATACAGGTGATGCTGCAAATACGTCACTTACTTTATCTGGAGGAGGAAATGCACCAAAGAAAAACTTCTCAAATTCATTTGCCCATCCATACTTAGCACCTAGTTTTGTTGAAGCATCTTCTACTCTAGGTAAGACTCTAGCCATACCAAAAGCAACCATAGAGTTAGGTCCAGGTACAAATCCTTGTGCAAGTAAGTTAACTCCTTGTACTTGACTTCTAGGAGATATTTGTACATTTTGTTCTCCATCAGTTAACTCATCATCAAATATTAAGTTAGACATAAAACCACCAAAAGGCATTACAAATACATCTCGTTCAGGACTCATAGGGTCAGGAGATATAAAACCATCATTAGAGCTACTACCTAATGCATCTGCAGCTCCACCACCTCTAATACCTAAGTGTGCTTTTCTAAGTACATATGGATTTTCTCCAAGTAATTGTCCCCATGTTTGAAATACTTCGAACCATACTTCAATAAAAGGGAATATGTTTACTAACTTATCTGATACAGTATGTCTTTGTTTTGTATCATAAAGTAATTCTTTAACACCAGATAAAGCATAAGCTTTACTTTCTGTATTCATTACTTCGTAATTAGATATTTGTCCAGGTTTAAATAACTTATCTAATCCAATCATTTCATCTATAACATCTTTAGGAACACCAGCTTCTTTAGCTTCATTAATAAATTGTCTACGTAATGGTTTACTAAAATCTTCAAATCTATCTTGTATATACATCCATCTAAATTGTTTAAATGTTGTAGACCTATTCAGATAACCTATTGGTTTAGTCATTAATTTGTCAAATATAGCTTGATAACCATTATTCATCATATCTTCTACTTGTCCTAAGAAATTTTGTGGAGTCATATCTTCAGCTTTGTCTACTATTTGTGTAAGAGTTCCTGGATTTATACCATCTTTTTTATTGTAATATTTAGCTAACTCATCAGTTACTTTAGATTTTTTAAATTGTTTAAGGAAAACATCTTCAGTACTAAAAAATTCAACTATATCTTTTTTATTAGAACCTGTTTTTCCATGTCTAACAAGTTTTCCATCAGCAATCATGTTACGTATAGATTGATTACCAAGGTCTGTTGATTGTAAATTGTATGTATATTTTCTAGTTTTTTTATTTATACGAGCATCTTTACCTTTTTGAAAAGAACCTCCTGCAATAACACGAATACGAGATTCTAAATACTGTAAGTGTTGGTCTAAATCTTTAGATTTTTCATCAATAAAGTTCGCAGCTTTACGTCCTTTGTATCTAACAAATTGTAATCTAGCTTCTTTACCTGCTGGTGTAGCTAACCATGCTGTTAATTCATCACTACCGTAACCAAATTTAGCTACAGCTTGACCCATAGGGTCTCCTCTTAAAAGTCTTAATTCGTGATAAACTGACTCAACTATTTGTGGTTCAGTAAGTTCATCTGTACTTACACCTTTATATTCAATGTATTTATTATTTTTAGTTTTATTTGCACCACCAGCTAAATCTTCATAACGCATAGTTTTTTGCATTGCTTCAATAACTTCTTCTTGCATAAGAAAATCTACAGCATCAGGATTATATTGTGCAGCTTTGTATTTAGTTAAAGGTATTTTTTCTAATAATCTACCTGCACGCGAGTTAGGATTATGTGCAGCTAACCATTGAAAGTATTCGTATGGTCTATTGTAAACACTAGATAATCCTTTAACTGCTATACGTGCTTGTTCTTCCATAAAGACACGTGTAAAGAAAGCAGCTCTCATAAGCACTAAAGGTTTAAATAAATTTCTTGTATAGAAAGACATAAGATTGCTTACAAAGTTGTTTTCTAATCTTTTAACATTAAGTATTCCATCATCAAAAGGATTAGGTATAGCGTCATCAGCTTTGTTCCAACTAAAATGTTGTGTTTTATACTTTGCATATTTTTTAGTATCAGTAAGTATTGATGTAGCTTTAAATTGATTATCTGGATACGCTTTAAATAAAGGTCCTACTGCACGTTCTATAAGTCTATAGTCCATTAAAGGAGCAATATTATCTTGCATTTCACTAAATAACGAACCACTCATAGTAGTTACAACTTCACCAATTTCATCTGTAGCATTACCTATTTCATTTATTTCATGTCCTCTGTAATTAGAACCAATGTTAGGAAGAATGTTTTTATCTTTATCAGTAGCATATATTTTCATCTTTTGCAGACCTTCAAACATTTTTTCTGCATGGTTAGCTATATACTCTGAGTTACCACCCTTAGCTCTTACTAGTTTTAAATCTCTTGATGCTTGTTTAAATGCAAAATCTCTGTATGCAGTTTTATCTAATGGATTAATAGCCATAAATTCTTTAAGTATTGTGTTAGCTGAATTAGCATCATATCCATTTATTTGTAAATGTGATGTTAATTGTTTTAATCCTACGTTTAAATTATTAAGTGGTATACCCATATCAGGTACTACTCCTAATAATTTTCTAAAGTATGGATTGTAACTTGAATTAAAATTAGAACTAAAACCTAAATACTTTTCAAACTTAGGTAAATCCATTTGACCTAAAGCTTTTAAGGCATAATCAGGTGTAACATTTTCTAATTTAGCTATTACACTTGCTTTACTTGCAACAGATTCCATTGTATCTATGACAGCTTCTCTACCTACTTCTACAAGTTTTTGTGGCTTTCTGCTTTTACGCCTTAAAGGAAATGCACCTTCTCTAACTTTTCTAGCTTTTTCTCCTGCCCAGCTACCAAATGTTCTATAAGAAGCATTAGGGTTTATACCAGATGATTGTAAAAATTTATTTATAGTAAGAGAACCTGTCTTTGGTAGTATCTTACCAGGAATAGTATAAGGTACATTTTGTCCTACATCGTTTATAATGTTGTATCCAGTAGAAATCATTTGGTCAAATACGTTTTGTACGTTTTGCCAATCATCTATATTTGTTAAATCTGATTTAACTTGTGCAGGTAGATGTTTTGTAATTGGATTTGTATTTAATAAGTACAAATTATCTTCATCAGCTATTGCTTTAAAGAACTCTACGTTTGTAGGTTGATTTAATATATCTTGTTTTGTTGTTTGATAAAACTTAGGAACTCTACCAAATAGAGTATTTTCTTTTTTAAGTTTCTTAAAAGCTTTTTTTGTTTGTGATATATCTTTAACAGTATTTTTATTAGTAATTAATCTACCAACACTATCTGTAACTTTACTTAAGTTACCATCTCCTGTAGCTCCATCAATAATTGGACCTACTTCATCTAATACATTGTCAGCTAAACTTTTAGAATCTAATTTAACTTTTCTTAAACTACCTTTACCTTTTGTAACAGTACCTTGGTCTATTGCTTCCATTAAAGGATTTACTCTACGTAAACCTTTTTGTAAGTTTTTAGCACCTTTAACACCCTTACCAGCAAATAATTCTGGTACAAGCTGATAACCAGCATCAGTTAGACCAGATAGTATATCAAATGATTTAGAACCTGGTGCAAATACTTCTGCTGCAGTTACTCTACCTGGTGAGTATTCAAGCAATAAATCTCTATCTGCCCATTCAGGTCTATAATAATCTTGTTCTGATTGTCCAGCCCAAAAGAATCTTTGTCTAGCTCTACCAGCATAAAAATTAACTTTGTTTGGATTGTAAGAAGATGTGTAACTTATTTCACCATCTTCATTAAAAGCATATCTACTTTCACCTGTTTGTGCATCATACTGTCCTGCTAAAGGAGTACCTATGTTTTTGTAAATAAAGTCTCTAGCTTCATCAGGTGACATACCATACTCATTAGTAAGTTTTACAAAGTAAGGTGTTTTTTCTGCTTTAACAGATTCTAATGTAATTTTAGTAGCTCTATCAAAGTTTAATGGTTCTCCATTAGCTACAGCTCTAAACATTGCAGCAAGTACAGGTTCTCCACCCATCTTGTGTGCTTCCTGTACCATATCTATTTGTTGCTTTAATTCATCGATAGTACCAAGTTCTTGTCCTAAACCTTGTACTTGTGTACCACTAAGGTCTATTTGCAACATATCTTGTGCTTTTTGTGAGGTATAACCTTTTTCTAATAGTTTATCGTATTCACGTAAATCTCTAAGATATGCTTGTGACCTACCTACTTTCATAGGTTGACCTGGTGTTATAGCGTTTGCAGCACTTGCTAGTACAGACCATTTACCTGAAGGTCCTACTGTTTGAAAAAAAGCATCTAAAGCAGCAAATGCCCATACACCGTATTGCACATCACCTGGTTTAGCTCCACCTGGCATAAAGCCGCCTGTTAATAAATCACCAAAAGACATCTTCATATTGTCTTCTACATGGTCATATTGAAATTCTTGCTGTAATTGTTTCCATAACTTAGCTTCGTTATATATTTTACTTGTTTTACTTTCCTGAGCTATTTCAGATACAGCTTCAAATTCAGGAGGTATACCTAAAATACTCATTCCTAATGCAGTACTTGTATCTAATTCAGCAGGATACTTTTCTAAATTGTTAAGTATTGTTTCTGGGTCTTGTTTAAATATAGAACCATATTGCAACGCTTGTAAATCTACTTGTCTTCTTGCATTGAGTACATCGTAATACTCATTCCTATCTCCTAGTAACACTGTTAAATGTTCCTATTATTGATAATCTCTAATAATGTTGGAGTAGGGTTGATTTGATACAATGCTTGTAGTATTGCATCTGTGTTATCAGCCATCTGTTGTTGTGGTCCTGCCCCATCCCCTATCGGTAATCCCTGTGTCGCTGGTTCTCCAGGTCTTTCAGTAGGTGCAAATACGTTAGGTGCAGTAGGAATACCCTGTTGAACTGGTAGGGGAGCGGCTTGTTGTTGTTCGACAAAAGCTTTGTTTGCTCCATAATCAGCATCAGGCAATCTTCTTAGTGGTTGTTTAGAACTACCAGGTCCTCCATCTGTTCTTTGCCCACCTTGTGGTGTAGCTACAGCAGCTGGTTTACTAGGTTGTCTATATCCGCCTCTACGATTCTTTGCCATTAGTAAAATCCTTTGTAATTAAAATTATTATGCCTTCCATTGGTTGTATGATTTGTGTAACTGATTCAGATAAAATATCTAATTCATCTTCTACACCGTATGTTTCATAAACTAAGTCCCAAAATTCTGTATCAAAATATTCTTGCATTTTACATTCCAAATGCTTGCGCCATTGTTGGTACATTTTCTCCACCCATCTGTTGTTGCATCTGTTGTTGCTGTATCATAGCTTCTTGCTCAGGAGTCATTTGTGGTTCTTGAGGAGTATAAAATTGTTTCATTATCTCAGTAACTTCAGCAGGGTATTCATAAATAGCTATAGCAGCCATAGTTGCTTGTAAATCACCTTGTGCAGACCTAGCAAGTATACTGTCAAACAATACACCTTCTGCTTTATTTTTTCTAATACGTTCTTGTACCTTAGCTATATTCTCTAAACCATCAATGTTATCTTGTAATGTTTCTACGTCTATAACACCAGCTTGTAATAATTGCAAACCAGTTACAATTTTTTGTGGTTCATCAAATCCTGCCATAACACCATAGATACGTCTTGTTCTAAAATCTCCACCTATATCTGCAAGTGGTGCATAGTTTTCTGCAAAAGCAGAACCATTAAAGAAACCTGCCATAGGTTTTTTAGATACACCTTGTGAGTAAGATAAAACTACATCCATTTCTAATCTTTTAGAATCCATTTGTGTTACAGCTGTTTTAATTACATCTCTGTATTCACTAATCATTAAAGACATCGTGCTATTTAATTCTGATAGACCAGCACCAGTCACAAATGAATTAGGACTTTGTGAGTCATCCGTAACAGGGTAACCGCCGACCATTCGCAACTGACGTTCTAATCTATCAATTTGTTGAAATAATTGATATGGTATGTTGTTCATCGGTTTAGAAACCTGCGTACCAGGAGCTAGATAATTTACTGCAAATCTACCTTTTCTGTATTGTCCAGATTCTATCTCTCCTGATATGTTGGTTTCTGTAAATACGCTATCTTCCAT